CTAATTGGTTTTAATCTTCTATTTGGGTTATTAGGATGAATATAAATTCTACCAACTTTATCATCAACAAAAAAGAATTCAACTTTCTTATTGGATTTTAAACTATCAATTAATTTACTTGCACTTACTTTGGTTATTTTATAAGTATCAAATAACTTAACATATTTCTTATATCCTTTACTTTCTAATAAGACTTTGAAATATTTACTTTGTTTTAAACTTGAACTATAATTATTATAATTAGAGTTGGGTTTAATTAATTCAATTTTAACTACTTCATTCATAATATTGGATTTAAAATTTAATAACCAAGGAAATTCATCTTCAATTTCACTTGTGTACTCGTTGAAAAGGTCACCACTTGTGGTGTCTTTTTCATAAGAGGATTGTATCTTTATAAATATATTAAATGTAGATTTATCTGCATTTGATATATGCTAGTAATGTAGGGTCATTTATGATACCAATATTGGTATCTTATTTGATACCAACGATTGGTGTAAAATTAATAATAATAGTTGTATTATTTCTACTACCAATTGTTGAAATCCAACCACTATCATCTAATTCTTTTTTCCACCTTTTAATTGTTATTTTACTTACATTGAATATTGTTGCTAAACCTTTAATAGTAGGTTTCCATTCTTCATATGGTTTCTTTCCATTATTACTATTATAAAGTCTATACCAAAGAATTTTAGCATCATTACTAATATTAGAATCTTTAGTTAGTAAGTCTGGAAATATTCCAAATGTTTCTTTCTCTTTCTTATTTTTCATAAGTTTCATATTTTTAGTTATTTAATATAAATACTCAGCAAAGTTAAAAAAAAATTTTAATTATTAACGTTTTTTTCATTTTTATTTGTATTTATAATAAAAATCATTATATTTGTATCAAATTATTAACAATTAAAATTATAATTATGAAAGAAAAAGAAGGTGTAACAATCACATTACCAAGAGAAATGGTAAATAAAATTAAAGATGTTGCTGATGAAAGAATGATTAGCAAAAGTAAAATAATACATTTATGTTTAACAACTAAAACTACTATCGATGATCTTAGTGAAGTTGTTGTACCTAAATAAATAACTTAAATTAAAAACTAATAATTATGAGCAGAATTAAAGAACAATTCCATGAAGACATTAATAATATCAATTATGATGTCTATTTATTTGAAGAACCATTAATAGAAAATAACGATTATCCAACTGTTGAAGAATTAGCAGAGTATGATCAATTGTTAAATAAAGAAACTAATGGGTAATGATGTAAGTTTTGAATATAGGGATTATACTGAAATAGGTATTAAAGCAGAAAAGGAATTTATAGATGCTGTTATAAAATTAAATCCAACAATAGATATAATTAAAGCTACTGAACAAGAAGATATGTTAGAACATTGGGATTATATGTTTAATAATATTAAAATTGATGTTAAAGCACGTAGGCATATTGGTGTATTAAATGCCAATGGTGATAGATATACTTTTTTGGAACTAATTAATCGAAATGGTGAAAAGGGTTCATTATATGGAAAGGCAGACTATCTAGCATTTGAAATTGTACGTCAATATTTAGATTCTTTTCTAATTGTACCAAGAATAGAATTAGTGAAATATGTTGAACAACATTTAATTGATGAATTTGTAATTGATCAAAATAAAAGTGTTAATAAAAAATATCAAGGTTTTAATACTAATTATGTTTTAACGTGTGTAAGTCTTGATGAATTAGCAATGTTGCCAAATAGTAAACTTATAAATAAAAATTAAAATGATTGAAATAAAAAATGAAATGGGTCATGGAACTTTCTATTATACTGTTTCAGAACTAGCAAAACTGTTAGGTTTAAAAGATGATAAAGGTTATTATATTGGAAGAAACAAGATGTACTCACTACTTCGTAAAGAAAAGATATTAATGGATAATAACTACCCATATCAATATTTCATAGGATTAGATTTAGTTATTATGCATAAGGTCGTAAAAGGTAATTATACTATCTTCATGCCTATCTTTAGCATGAGGGGTGTAAACTACTTAAGGAAGAGATTGGTTAAAGAAGAAGTTAAATAAACGCTTTGTATTTTCATTATTAAGTTTGAGAGGATGCTAAGTTAAACTTGGTGTCCTTTTTTTATAAATAATTATAAAATTTTATTAAGTAGTTATATTAGTATGGCGTACAAAGAAGGATTATATTGGAGAGAACCACAAGATGAATTAATGAAGATCATCTTAACTAAGGATAATAACAGCAAGGAATGGTATAATGCTTACAATAAATTATTACCAAGACTTAAATTAATGTCAATTAAAATCCTAAGAAGATATTATGGGCGTGTTGATGATAAGAAATCTGAGGATTACGTAACTGATGCAATAACACATTTAATTATTAATGGTAATTACAATCCTGATAAACCAAAGATGTATGCATATTGTGGAACTATTATCAAAAGATACTTCTATGATATGTTTGTAATTAAACCTGATGATAATATTGATGATAATTACGATATTAATGAAAATGAATGGGTAGTTAATTCACATTATCATGAACCAGACTTTGATGAATTTGATTTAACAGAAAGACAGGACATTTTAAATAAGATAATAATGATTATTGATGATGGATTATCCAAATGTGATGAGAAGTTAAATAAGAAGAGGAAAATACCTGTAATGAATATTGGAAGTATAAGAGAGAAGAATTTTCTAATTTATGCTAAAGAATATTTTTTAAAGTATTTCATGGAGACAAGTATTAGTGCTATCTCACTTGGAGAATATATTCAAATTAGAACAGATTTAAAAGATTATGTGTTATCAGAGTTTATGAGAAAGTATTTTAATTTAGGTGCACAACCAAGATTAATGGAAACCAGAGATAGACGAGTTGATGATTGGACAAAGAAAAGAAACAGTTCTTACATCATGGATGATTATACACCAAACGATATAATCTCTTCAAATTATAAGTATCATGGATTAAATAAAATAAAAAAAGATAAAAAAGATTTTGGATTTGAGTACTTTTAGAAATTCTATAGTATTTATAATAAAATAATCGTATATTTGTTAAACATATAAAATCATGGATGAGATTATCACAGTAATATTTTTTAGTTTAATTGTAAGTATTTGGGCAATCCAAATATCTTCTGAAAGTGTATTGGCATTACGTATCAAGAACTTCTTCAAGTTATCTCATCCATACAATAAGAAGTTAATTGCGTTATGCCAATTTAAAACATGGAGACGTATGTTAGGAACAATATCATATGTTTTATTGCCAATAATTGTACTTATTATTATTCCAATACGTCTCCATCGTTTCATTGCTGAAGTATTAGAATGTCCTTATTGTTTGTCATATCATTTAGGTTGGTTAAGTTTTTATTTCATTATAAAGTTACCATTATGGGAAGCATTCTATTTAGCGACATTACCAATACTTTGGATATATATAATAGATAGGATTAAAGGATGATAGTGTCAGCAACAACAAAAATATATAATGAAGTGTTTTCAAATAATTATAAACATTTCTTAAAGTTCTCAAAGAATGATGAAGATAATGTTCATAATTGTTATTTAAAAACATTAAATAGAATAAATAAAATAATGTTCACTGCAAATACTCAAACTGAACTACAAGACAAACTGAGAATATATACAAAATCAGCTATTTTCAATAGCTTCAAAACTGAAAAGAAATTAGCTAAGTCCTATCTTGAAATAGGATGGGAAGCAGAACAAAATTTATCAGACATAGATAAACATCATAATGACGAGAAACAATATTATGAAGAATTAGAATATTTTACAATTAAGTTATTTGAATATCTAAAGAAATATCATACCCAAGAAGATAATTATGTTTTCAGAGTATATTATTTATACGATAAGAACAATAAAAAGATAACCTATAATAAACTATCTGAAATAACAGGTTTCTCAATAAGTAAAGTGTGTGGAATAATCCAACGATTAAAATCAGACTTAAAAGAAAATTTAATAAACTATATTAATGGAACTAATTGATGAAGCTAAATTATGCATTAAAGGGGGTAGGAAAGCAGATAAGCATCAACTCTATCTCAACACCTACAAAAAAATCACAGGTAAAGACTACCCTAACCAAAAATGTACAGGGTGTGCAGTCAAATACTTACATACCTTCATCGAACATTGGTATAAAGAAAAACTAAAACAATTATAAATTATGAAAGATCAAGACTTAAAAAAAGTAATTAACTTTTACAGAAATGTCATCGTACAACAAATTATCAAACCTATCGAGATAAGAGAAATCTATTTCTTAGTTAAACCAAGTGGTATGGATGTTCCTTATTTTCAAAAGATGAGAGCAATATCAGTATTTGTTCAAGGATTAGAACAAGAAGTTATTGATGGATTAGAAGACATGTTTGAAGACTTTGATAATGAACAGGAAGAAATCATTACCAATGACCCAAGACTCTCTACATTCATTCCTGAAGACTCAGCAGCATCACCATTAACTAAAGATGAAACACAAAGTCATAGTGAAGATGATAAGAAATATTCTGAATTGGATATACTTGAAGAACAATATGCAATAGCAACAGATGCTAATCAAAAGCGTTCACTTAAAATGAAGATTAATAAATTGAAGAAAGGTAAAAAATAATATGCATTTAATAAGTTTAGATAAAAAAAGATTAGTATCAGATTATGTATTAACAAAACATAAACTTGAAGAACTAAAACTTCAACATAAATTAACCAAAGAAGTTGTTCAACAACAAATTCAACATGATTTATATTTAAAATTCATGGAAGGTGTTCAGAAAGAACTACTTACAACTGTAATACCTAATATTGAAAATGGTGATGAGTTATATAGAGTAGAGGGATATGTTATATCTCATTTAACCTTATTAGAATTACTTCAAGAGATAATAGATATGGATGATATTGGTAGGAACATATTAAGGAATAAAGTTAATGATGCTATCACCTATCGAGATAAAAATGTGAAGTAATGGAAATACCACCTAAACCTAAAGATAAAAAACATCTTCATATTTGGAGAAAATATATAATTAAATGGTTAAAGAAAAATAGATGATAGGTATTTATAAAATAACAAACCCAAAAGGTGCAGTTTATATTGGACAAAGTAAAAATATTGATAATAGATGGAAAGATTATTTTAAATTAAGATGTAAAAAACAACAACGAATCTTTAATTCATTAAATAAATATGGTGTGGATAATCATACGTTTGAAGTGATTGAAGAATGTGATAAGATTGAATTACTTATGTGTGAGAAAGAATGGATTAATTATTATATTGAGGAAGGTAAGGAGATGTTGAATATTGTAGGAGTTGATGGAGCAAGAAAGAAAAAAATGAGTGAACATGAGTTTTGGGAATATTTAATAAATTTAAGGTTAAGAACTAATACCTTAGAAAATATGTTAGTAAGTATGGGAAGATTTAAAATAAATACACATGCTTTAATTAATAAAGAACTTAAAGCATATATTTAATATTTTTTTAAATAAAAAATGATAGAGAGTGATATAAAATGAATCAATCAGAGATAGTAGAAAGACGAAATGATGTAATGGAAATGTTATTGAAAGGTAATACTACTTACAATATTTATCAAACAATACATAATCGTTATAGTGTTAGCAGACCAACTGTTGATAGGGATATTAGTAAATGTTATGATGAAATTAAAAAGAATTATGAGAGGGAACTTCCAGAAGTTATTGCAACACATATTGGTAAGTATGATAAAATTCATTCAATGGCTATGGAGTTGTATGATTTTAGAAGTGCTATAGCATCACTTCAAGCTATTGAGAAGTTATTGAAATTACATGTCGATCAACCATTAATTGCAATACAACAGAATCATAATGTATTACCAACTAAATTTTATGAATGGTTGGAAAGAACAAACATTGAAGATTTAAATAATTTAAAACAATTATTATGATAAGTCCAATAGAAGAATTATTACTTAATGAAGATTATATGTTTTATACAAAAGGAAATGATG